GCAGGATACCAGGCCGAGAATTAATTACCGGAGGGGATTTCAAACGGTTCGCTCTATTTTGAGGAGATCGACGAAAAGGCAGTAGCACCGGAGAACGGAGGCGGCGATTCACCGGAGGAATCCGGAAATGAAAATAATGAGGAGGTAAGCGGATAATGGCAGCAGGAGACAGAATTTTCATGGCAAAGGAGGAAACGTCGCAGGAAATACTTGCGAATACAGAGAAAATCCTCGCAGGAGCAGCAGAAAAGCCGAAACGATATGGAATGCGAATCAATCTGGCCGACAGCAATCCGGCGACAAGGGTGACGTATCTGTACGATGCGGTTGGGATGACACCTGCAAAGATGAATTTCTCGGTAGGGATGTTTGACTATGGGGATTGGGGAGATATTTGGTTCGTCAGAGACAATCGTCCGGTCATGCTCAATAATGACGGGTCGGTCGACTATGAACTGAACCACGAGAATCGCGCCCTCAAACTGGCGGGAGGATCAAGTGACATCGCATCCGTTGCATACGCAGGAAACGCGATGTCGGAGATTCCTTTGATTTGGGTCAAGAGGTACGCGGTCAAGAATTATCACTATGTGATTTTCTGCGAGACACAGTTTGATGAAACATATCACGCATACGCTCACACAGACGCAGACGGGAACATCCTGCCTGTGACGTATTTCCCGATGTATGAGGGCAGTGTCACAAATAACAGGATGCGGTCTCTATCCGGTCAGACGGTGTCGGCAAGCCTCACGGATGCACAGGAGACAACGGCGGCGCAGCAGAACGGCGACAGGTGGGATAAACTCTCATTTTCCGAGTGTAATCTCATGTATGAAATGTGTACTCTGATCTCAAAAAGTACGAACTCACAGGCATCATTCGGCGCAGGATGCAGCAATGCGAACGATTTCCTCGAGACCGGAACAATGAACGGCCTCGGTCAGTTCTATGGATATAGCAGTGCGACCAATGGAGTGAAACTGTTCTATTGTGAGAACTTTTTCGGAAATTACTGGAAACGGATTCGCGGTCTGATAAATGACAAAGGAATCGTCAAGGTGAAGTTTGTGCCGCCGTATGACAGCACCGGAGCAGGATATATCAACACGGGAGTGACACCATCCGGAACATCCGGAGGATATATCAACAAGATGGAGATGACAGACGGAGGCCGGATTCCTGCGGTTGCGTCCGGCAGTGAAACGACGTATGAGTGCGATGGTTTTTGGTTCAATAACGCGCAGGTCGATGTTGCCCTGTTTGGCGGCGTCCGCGGCGGTGGCACGGGGTGCGGCCTGTCGTACTGGCATTTGCACAACCTTGCGACGAACGTGTCCGCGAACGTCGGGGCGAGCCTTTCTTGTAAACCGCCTGTGGCCGCGTAGCGGCAGAGGGGGAACGGGGGAGATTTCTCCCCCGAAAAGGGAGGTTCGGAGGGTTTACCCTCCGAGTTGTCCGGTTTTTAGCATTTCCACGATATTGGAAACCGGAGACGGAATCGACACAAAACAGAAAAATCGTGGTAGAATTTGCAGCGTAATTTTACCGACGACCCAAAACAGTGAGGATATAATGAGGGGGTTCGACGAGCGACCCTTGCCCTGTTTGGCGGCAACCGCAGCAATGGCACGAAGTGCGGCCTGTCGTACTGGAATTTGAACAACCTTGCGACGAACGTGAACGCGAACATCGGGGCGAGCCAATCTTATCAATGACGGAGCATTTCATCAAATGCTCGTCGTTCTCCTACACCGCAGGACGTTGAGACACGTCTATTGAGTGGAAATCATACCGCAGCAGGCAGGGTCTAGTACGTTGTACTTGAAATTCATGTGTAAATTGTATCGCTGAAATGTACAGATTTATCACCAAGAACAAGAAAATATTTGCACATGGTATTCAAGTACGTTCTACTAGTAAGTGATACCGAAAGACCTTGAGGTGATAAGAAAGAAATGGGAAAGAAATCCGTCAATAACCTGTATAAGCCTATGCTTGAGCATAGCAATGTCGAGAAAATGTTCCGTAATGCAGCAAAGGGAAAGAACGAGCGTCCGGATGTTGCAAAGATTCTCAAACCGGAGAACCTCGACGGACATGTGAAATTCCTCATTGAACAGTTGGAAAACACCGCGCCGGAGGGGATGGGTGTCCTGCATCCGGAAAGCGCGTGAAAGGAACTGCACCGGATGCAGCAGGCGATCGAGGTTTATCTGAATGAACATTTTCATCTGCTCATGAAATACAATCATCAAGTGTTCCGATTCGATTATATCGAGATGAAGGAAAACCGGAAAGAGGAAAGGCCGACCGCTTGATTTTATGGGATTCCAGTTCTATCACGATAAGACTATCTTGAGGGAATCCATCATGTTGAGCACGACGAGAAAAGCGAACCGGATGGCAAAGAAAGACCGGATAACATGGTATGATGCGACGGTGATGCTCTCGTACATGGGATACATAGACCATACGGACACATACGACATGTATCTGCAAAGGATAAAGCCGAATGTGAACGTGAAGAAACTGAAAAAAATAGTGAGCAAGCATTCAAAGAGAGAGGAGAGAAAGAAACGTGAAAGAATGGAGAACGGTGTTCGGAACGGAGGCGGTGATGCCGGAGGAGTTCGACACAACCTCGTCTCCGGAAACGGTCTATCAGAGACGGAAAATCAAGGAAGTAACAAAGACCGAGCAGGACGGGGAAAAAGTGACCGGATGGGAGCGAGAGGAGCGTGAGTTGACGATCGGAGAGTATCAACAGATGATGCTCACGAGAGAGGTCGTCAATGAGAATAAAGCGGACATCGTCGCATCCGTGACGGATTTTCAAAAGTCCGAGGCTATTGACGAGTACACAATGCAACTGATAGAGGAGGGATTGCTGTGAGAACGGTGGTGGAAAGTTTTAAGCGTCTGTATAATTCCGGAAAACTCACGAGAGAACAGGTTGAGGAGAGGGTGGATTCCGGAAAGATCAGCGCAGAGGAATATGAATATATCACGGGAGAGGTGCGTCAGAGTGAGTAATCTTGCGATTATATCAGAGATGTGTGAGATCATCAACACTCTGTCAGACATCGTAAAAAAGCAGCAGACGGAGATCGAACGGTCAAAGGTGGAGGAAAGCGTCAAAGAGGAACTCCGGCAGATGGTAAAGGATGCCGAGGACAGGATGGACGTGAATGAGTATCACCTGCGGCGCGTGGTCGATACCGATAGCGGCGAGAGTTTTGAGGAGGATGCAGATGACGATTGAAATATCACTATTGTTATCGGGAATCTCTGTCGCTTTTGCAATTTATTTCGGACTTTCGACGAAACGCCGGAACGAGAAAAATGATGCGAGGGGCGATCGAAAGGATGCGGTCGACAAGGCCAAAGAGGAGACCGAGAACAACACTCTTGTGATGATTAAACTGGAAAACATCGCAAATGATCTCAAGGAAATAAAAAGTGAAAACAGGGATTTTCGTGAAGATATTTCCACATTGAGGGAGAGGGTGGCAAAGGTTGAATCATCGCTCAAGAGTTATCACAAGCGACTGGACGGAGAAATCCATCCGGAGGAATAAAACAGGAGGGTGAACGTGGCGAGGACAAATGCACAGATAAGACGGGAATGGAACGAGGAAATGTTGAGAGAGCAGAAAAGGCAGCATCGGCACAACCGGAAAATCCGGAGGATGCGGATGAAAAAGGCCAAAGCAGAAAACAAAATTTCCGGTAGGTTCATGAATCGGATTGTCATTGCAGACATTCTCGCGGCACTTATATTCACGATTGTGATGATAGTGGTTTTCGTGAAAACAGGTTCAGAACCATCGACACTGATTCAGAATGTTTTTCAGTTCTTATCGGTGGAGGGCGGTGTCATGGGTCTGATAAAGGTCAGCAAGACCTTTTTGAAATCAAAGGAGGATAAAGAGCAGGGCAATTCGAGCGAACTGACACCACCGGATGAAGAAACGGAGGAATAAGGATGGCTCAATGGATTGTTGAAAATTGGTTTTTGATCGTGGCACTGGCAGCAGGTATCGGAACGATTGCGATGGCGGTTTATAAGTTCGCAGGGTTGCCGACACCGGAGCAGGTGACAAAGATCAAGCAGTGGTTATTGTTGGCGGTTACAACCGCAGAGAAAGAACTCGGAGGAGGCACAGGTCAACTCAAACTCCGGTATGTATATGACATGTTCATGCAGAGGTATCCGGTAGCTGCAAAGATCGTCTCGTTTGACACCTTTTCGGTGTGGGTTGACGAGGCTCTTGAGAATATGAAACGGATGCTCAAGGATAACAGAGCGGCAGCGGAATATGTGAAAAATGGCACAGAATAAGGGGAGGTGGTGCAGGTGATTGATTTCATCATGAGCAACTGGAAAAACATCGTCCTCGTGTATGTGCTGATCGGTTTTGCGGTATTCATCTTAATTGAAATAGTGTGGATGTGGGTCATCAGAATGGACGACCACGACAAGGAAGAATTTCCGGAATACTATGGCGACGGTGGGGCAGGGTTTGGAGTGGCAATCGTCACCGGAGTGGTTATCGGTTTAATGGTGGGGGCGTTTTGGATTTTGATTCTTGTGGCAATACCGTTCTTGATGCTTATGGACTGGATGCAGAGAAAGCATCCTCGTTTATTTGGGAACATGTTTGAAGATATGGAGGAGAAAGACAGTGATCGAAAAAATAATTAAAAAAGCAATTTCATTCCTCGGAGTGAGCGAACCGACCGGAGACGATCAGTTCATCCGGTATTATAACAATATTACGGGAGCAGGTTTTGCCATGACGGTGGCGTGGTGCGCTATTTTTGTGACAGTTGTGGCGAGAATGGTGGGAGCAGCGACGAGCCTCATTCCGACCTTTGCATCCTGTGACATCGGTGCAGATTGGTTCAGAAAAAAAGGGCGATATGAAAAGGGGAGATATTACGGAGGCAATTACACGCCAAAGCGCGGAGATGTGATTTTCTATTCATCCAAACATACACAGGACGATTCCACTCATGTGGGGTATGTGGTGGATGTGACCGGAGACACAATCAAAGCGATCGAGGGAAATAAAAATGATGCGGTCGGATACAGAACCATCAAGGTGTCCGACAAGTACATAATCGGATACGGCAGGGTTGCAGATTTTGCAGGAGGCAGCAGTGCAGCATCTACGGGAGAACAGTCGAAAGAATTTCAGTGTAGCGTGAGCGATTTCCAGTCCTATCTCAACAGACAGTATCCGAACACAATCAAAACGAACTGCGGAGCGTTGCTTGCAGTCGATAACGGTTTCGGACAAAAGACAAGGAATGCCGCCCTCTGTGTATGGAAATACGAAATGAATAAGAAAAAGGCCGGATATACATTCGATCTCAAAAACCGGAACTTTCTTTCAAAGTGCAGGGAATACGCGAATAAGTTTGCCGTTGTGAAGAATGGTAGCAAAGATCGGTTCGTATATCTTGCACAGGGTCTCCTCCGCGCAAAGGGATTTTATTATGGAGACCTTGACGGGGAGGCAGGCAGTATCACGGAATCGGCAACAAAGGCATTCCAGTCCGCGAACGGTCTGACACCGGACGGCAGCATCGGCGCGGATACATGGAGCAAATTATTCACAATATAGGGAGGGAACAACATGAGTGAAACAAAAATGTATTATCTCGGAATCGGAGATAAGTTCATCAAGGCGCAGTGCAAGCCGTACAAGACCATAGAGGGAGCACTCAAGGCAGCGGCGAAAGACGAGAGTTTCGTCGTATGGGATGAAGATGGAAACGTGATTGGGTCGCTGACGGATAATGTTCCGGAGGGCGCACTGGAAAAGAATCCGGATGGCGGTGTCAATGTATACAATGAAAGCGGAGAAAAGATCGGAGAAGTGGACGCAAAGACTGTCGAGGCACTGACCGGAAATGAATCCGCAGAGAGGCAGCAGGCAGAGAGCACCGGAGACGGCGCGGAGGGCGGTCAGAACGGCGAGAATGAGGGAAAGCCGGAGAATGAATCACCTGCGGATGAAAAGACCGAAAATGAGGCTCACAACGGACAGGATAAAGGGAGCACCGGAGACAGCGCGGAGGGCGGTCAGAACGATAAGGATGCAGGAGAGGAAAAAGGAATCCGAAACGAGCAGATCGAAAAGTTTTCCGTTGTAGTGGTGTGCAATGGCAGCTTGCGCTTGAGACGTGCTGCATCATGGGAGGATTGGAGCGAGTGCGGACGCGCCTCCAAAGGTCAGACGTACATCGGAAAGCGGCTCTTTATGCTTGACGGTCTCCCGATGCTTGAGACCATCGACGGACTGTTCATGTCAGCGGCAGCGGAACATGTGAAGATCGACAAGGCTTGATTGCGGAAAATGGTGCAAAATCTTTGATTCCGATGTATAATAAAGCAATAGCGGAGCGTATGAGGATTTTTGAGTAATAAACAGGTAATAAACAAATGGCTCGAAAATGCCGAAAAATAGGGGTTTGAAACTATGCAAGAGATAATTTCACAGAGATTTCAAAAAGAGTGCAAACTCCCGAAAGTTCAGTATTTTCGGGGGTTTTCTTTATTTTCTAAGTGCTCAAAAGTTTCTGTAAAATGTCAAAAAATTTGCCACGTAGCACTACGACAACACCATTACAACACTAATTGTGTTGCTTTGCTGTGTTGTGTCTTACGGAAGAACACCAGAAAATGCTTGATAAATGGCAGGTGGCGGCAAAGCACCGGAAAATGATAGAGAGTATGCACGTTGAGGAAATAAACGGCATGAATAAGCATTACACGATTATCTTGAAAGAGGGATATATTAATGATGCAACGGGCAGCAGGAATATATACGCTGACAGGATGCAGGATATAAGGCGGATAATAACCAAGTCGCATAAGAAATAATGAAAGACCGTTACCCAAAGCAGGAGGGTAGCGGTTTTTATCTCTTAAAATGAGGCAGAGGCAGGGGAGAACCCGGACGATTATTTCAAGCCTGTAGAGCCATAGAAGGCAACAGTCTATTACTTCCCTGACGGTTTGCATTAACGGTAAATTCTGCTTGAAACAAAAGCTAAAACATGATATAGTATAGATACAAAAGAGGAAACAACCGCCCACAAAGTGGTTGACCTCCAGATGACTATATAAGCCTACCTGTACCGCCAAGTAACAAGGTAGGCTTATTTATTTTCGCTTATTGTTCCTATCTATGTAGGTAAGCAGTGCAACAAGAAACGTTCCGAAAAGAATTAACAGCGTTAAAACTTCGTATGTACTCATATACACCACCTCCCCTCTTTTTCAAGTTTAGGGAGGCTACCACCTTGCAACACGATTGATCCTCTCCGATATTCTACCATATTCTTTATTTTATGACAATTCCTTATCAAATTTTATCAATACCTCTTTATATGATTCATAAACCGTCAAAATATCTATAGTTTATTTGACAAAAAAGGCGGTAGTATTATGTGTAATGTATATAGTTATATGAGAATAAGTACATCAGAGGAAAGAGATTTACAGAAGTTTACCCGTCAAGAAAGTGCATTACAGAGATATGCAAAAGAAAATAGTATTGAATACCTGTTAGAGTTTAGAGAGGATAAAAGCGGAAAGAATTTTACAGAGCGTAAGCAATGGCAGAAATTAGAAAGCATAGTACAGCCGGGAGATACGATAGTTTTTAAGGATATATGCCGATTTACGAGAGAAGCAGAACAGGGATATGTGAAATATATGGAACTGTTGAATAAAGGCGTTGAATTGATTTTTATTGATAATCAGACAGTAAGTACACCATATATAAAGCAATTACTAAATGTAGCAAAAGCACAGAATTTAGTGGCGAGGACGAGCCTTGAAAGCACTGTAAAGCTATTGCTGATAGTGGAACTGGACAGGGCAGAGCAAGAGCGAAAAATAACAGTTCAAAGAATTAAAGACGGAATCGAAGCAAGCAGTAAACGAAGTGGCAGAGCGACAGGGAAACTTGATAAGATGTCAGATGAATTAAAAGCAGATATACAGTTATTTATCAAGGACAGAAGTATCAAACAGATAGATTTGATGCAGAAGCATAACATTAGCAGGAATACATTAAAAAAGTATGTTGAGATTGTAAAGAATGAAAAATAATTGTTTAAGGGTATGTATTGAGTGCATACCCTTTTTTGGTTATAGGCGGTAGGTGGGGGTTTTATATAAAATCACGCGTACCCCCTACCAAGTGGGCTTTTCTGCCGGGTATTTTCAAAAAGGCTTAGTCCTGCTGCCAGTCTGAAAAATTTTTTGAAATATACAAAAAGGCGGTTTTATGTTAAAACAAAATAAAAGAGAAGTCGTTACCCTGTTATGAGTCGACTTCC